TCAGTTCGGTCTGCCATTGCGCCTCGGCGAGCGCATGGAAGGCGATTCGCCTGGGAAACTCGATGTCGACAAATTCCATGATCACCTCAATTTAGGCCGAATGTTCTGGGCGGCATCAAGATCTGGCGAGCGCCTTGCGGACGGCCTGGCCGGCGCGGGCAGCGGCCTGATCAACGGTGGCCTTCGTCGTGCCAACTGGGAAATGTTGGACGATCTGAATCGGCCGCTGCGATGTCGAATCGCCGCCCGAAGATACCGGGGTCACATTCGCGCGACCGCTGCCGGTCATCAAGTATTGCTTGCCGTTGACGTCCAGCACTTCGGGGCCGCGTTCTGTCACCGGGTACAACTTGCCGGGCAGTGCGCGGCCGCCCGCAGCCAGGCCCGGCGCGGCATCCGCGAAGAGATTGACGCTGCCGTTGTCGACTGCGCCGGCCGCGGCACCGCCTCCGCCGCCGAATAGCCCCAGCAGGCCGACAGAGCCTCCAGCGGAACTGCCGGTGCCCGCCGCCGCGATGCTGGCCAGAGCGGAGGCTGCCGAGCTCGCGGCAGCCTCCAGCGCGGTCAGCGCCACCTCGGTGCCCGCCGATGAGGCCGCCATCGTGGACGCCGCGGCCTGCGAATCGACGGCGCCCAGCACGCCGGCAGCGCTGCCCATTGCCGTATCGCCTGCACCCGCCGGCGTCTTGGCGCTGCTGAAAAGGCTCAGGAAGCCCGATATCAGCCCGCTGGCGCCACTTCCGGCGCCGCCCTGGCCCGTGCCCCCCTGAAGGAAGGCAGCAAGCGGCTTCGTGAGCCCCTCCTGCACTGCGATGCGCTCCAGCCCGGCGACGACGGTGTCGATCAATCCCTTGACGGTGAGCTTGCCCGTGGTGGCGAACGTGACCAGTGCATCCTCGAGGCTCTTGAAGGTATCGCCGGTCGCCTTCGCGACGCGGTCCGACAAACTGCCGATGCTGGTCTCGTAGTCGGCGAGCCCCTTCTGGTATCCCAGGCTGGCGTCGGACTCGGCCGTCTTGAGCTTGGCGTAGTAGTCATCCCACTCGGTCAGCGATCGAGCCTGGTAGGTTTGCAGCAGCGCGATGCGCTTCGCGTAGGCGTCCTCGTCGTCCTTGGTCGCTGCGCCGCCGCCGGCCGCGCGCTTCGCGGCGATATCTGCGTTCAGGCGGTCGATTTCGGCCTGGTAGCGGTCGGTGATCTGCGAATGGGCCGTCGACTGGATGCGCGCTTCTCCGCCGACGCCCACCAGGGCGATCTCTTCGGCGTGCGCGCGCTTCGTCGCCTCGAGCGATTGCTGCGCTGCGAGTTCCTCAGCCAGATAGCCGGCGGCGCGCCGGCGCTGCGCAGCGATGCTCTCGATGCTGAGCGCGGTTTCCTGCGCGGCCGTGTCTTTGCGCACCTTGGCGAGCTTCGTTTCCGCCTCGGTAATCGCTTTTGCATTCTCGTTCGCCTTGTTCGCGGCGCCGTCGCCGACGAAAGTCTGACGCTCGCGGCGCGCGATCTCGGCGGTGAGTGCATTCTCCTCGGCGGTCGAATTTGCCTTGATCAGGAATAGCTTCTCGGCGTAGTAGTGCTCGTCGTCGATCAGACCGGCCGAGCGCAATGCCGAAAACACGGTGTTCGCGTTGGCATAGATTTCCTCCTCTGCCTGCGCCGAGGCCTTGATCTTCGCGAGATCGAGGTCGAGCGTCGACTTCTGGGCGTTGGCTGGGAACGCCTTTTCGCGAATGTCGGCGAGGACCTTCTGCCGGCTCGGATCATCCTTCGCGGCGCCGGCGCGGTCGAAGATCGCATTGGCGTTCGCGAGGTCGCGCGTCAGCTTCTCCTGCTTGGTGAGACTTGCTTCCTTGAGATGCATCACCGCGATCTCGGCCTCATCCTGGCGCACCTTGGCGGCCTGAGACTCCGCGATCCGATTCGTCAGCTTCAGGTCATCCTGCAGGCTGGCCTGGCGCGTCCGAAGTTGGGCTTCGTCCTGCGAGCCGTAGATCGAATTCGCTTGCGCCATGGTGGGCGTGGGCGCGGAATAGATCGAAGGCGGCACCGCGGCGATGGATGATGTCGTGTAGATCGAAGGCGGGACAGCGGCGATGGATTGCTGATAGATCGAACCGGTTCGCGCCTGATCAATCTGCTTTTCGACCGTTGCCAGCTTCTCCTCGACAGTGTCTGTGCGCCCGATATTGAGCATGGAATCCCATGCGCCGCTCGCCGCATTCTTGATCTTCTGCCAAGCTGATTCCAGCGTCCCGAGGTTCGTCGAGACGCCCTTGAGACGGTCTGACAGCGCGTCGGCTGCGACGATGAAGGCTTTCTGCTCGTCGCCCTGCTCGTGCAGCGTCTTGATGTATTGCAGTTGCGTCGCATCCAGGAAGTGATATTGCCTATTCATCCGGTCCGCGCCGCCGACGACATCATCAGCGAGACCAACGAATTCTTTCCCGACCTCCTCGGTCGATGCGCCGGTAGCCTTCGCGAAATAGGACGCGGCGGTGCCGGCAGCCGTCAGCGCCTCCCCGCTGAATCGGCCGCTGGCAGCCAGCGATTGCAGGAGGTCACGCGATGCCCCGATGGATGAGTTCGTCTGCTTGGCCTGAGCCGCAGCGAGATCATTGAACTTGCCCTCGGTCAGCCCGGCTACGTTTCCGGTCTCATCGATGGCGCGCGCCAGTGCGTGGCTTTCCTCGGCACCCTTGATAGCCGCGAAGATGAAGACGCCGATGCCGGCCGCAGCTGCTGCGACCGCAACAGCCATGCCGGAAAACAGCAGGCCCGCCGCACCTGTCGTTTCCGCCAGCACCAGCAACGAGCTGCCGAACTTTTTTACGTTGCCCTGGCTGAGCTCATGGGCGAGCACGACGAGCTCGCGCTGCGCGGCATGGCTGGCCAGCGAGAAGCCGGCTGTCGCCGCCTCGGCCTCGGCGAGTTCCTTGGCATGCTTCTTTGCCGCAACGGCGCCGGCCTCGAGCGCCTTCAGGGATGCGTCGGCAGATGTCAGTTGCGCATCGCTGGCGCCTTTGGCGGCGAGTTGCTGCAGCTTGATCTCGCGCGTCGTCAAGCCGATCTGTTGCGCCTGCTTGGCCAGCGAGGCGACGGTCCTGTCGATCGATGCTTGGGTACGGGTCTGTTGTTGGGCGAACTGCTGCGCCTGCACGTCGGCCTTCGTCAGACCTTCGGTGTACTGGGCTGCATCGAGCCCCAGGGATACGCTCAATGCGCCTACGTTCGCAGCCATCATGCCTCCCCGCGATTGCGCGGCTTGAAGTCGAAAAACGCCGCCTCTTCTTCCGCGGTGGGCTCATCTTCGCCGTCGACGTCGATTGGGTCAAACATGAAGTCCGATAGGTCGACGTTCTGGACACCATGCAATAGCGCGACCTGCATGGCGATCTGCGCCAGATAGAGCTCGATCCGTCGGCTAGGCAACATGCGGCGCGCCGCGTACCGCTGCCAGTCCCGAAACTCTGACTCAGGCAGCACGCGGGCCAGGGCGCCCGCGGGCTGGCCGAGTTCTATTGCAAGGTCGAAGAGGAACTCGCGGCGCTGTCCGAGTTTCCCGGTTCGGCTACCTTGTTGCCGTCGGCGCCCGCGAGGATCAGTTGAAGCATCGACCATGGCTGCACTGCGAGCAGGTCGACGTCGGCCTGGTTTGCGGGATCGAAGAGGCGTTGTCCCTGCTCATCGCAGATGACGCGCGCCGCGGCGCGGGCCAGGCGCCGCTTCTTGTCATCGCCGCCGGGCTTCGCCGCTTCATCCGTGTTCGCGTCAACCTCTTCCACCGTGGGAGGCTTGACGAAGACGATGCCCCAGCTCGGCGTCGGAATCGGCACCGGCTTCGGCGAGGCGGTCGCCTGCATCGCCGCGATCAGGTCTTCGCGGTTCATGCCAGATCCAGCGGCTTGCCGGTATTGCGCACCGTCATCGTGCCCGTCCAGAGGCCATTGACCGAGGAGGTCTCCGACGTCTGGGTGACGAATCCGAGTTGCGTGCGGCTGCCACCATTCTTCGGCAGGACGACCTTGACGGCCATCTTGTCGCCGCTGAGATCGAGCGCCGCCATCGCGATCTGGATGGCGGTCTGCGGCGCGAAGTGGTAGTCGAGCTGCGTGGTGCCGAAGTCCGGCAAGCCGAGCTCGTATTCCTTGGCGGTCGAGCACAGGCTCGAGGCATCGTTCTCCGTCTTCGTGCCGCCCTGACGGTTGTAGCCGGTGAGCTCGCACCAGTTCGACATCTGCGCCTTGTCGGCATGGCCGCCGCTCCCATACGCCGTCCAGCCGGTCGAATCGGTGTCGACAAGTTCGAAGGTGCTCGAGCTGAGCTGGTTCACGAGGTAGATGTCGTCGTTGACCTCGGTCATGCCGACGACGCCGGTGATCTTGACGACGTCGCCATCGACCAGGCCGTGGCCCGCGGCGGTGACGACTGCTGGATTCGCCCTCGTGATCGCGGTGATCGCGACCGATGGCGAGACCGCATCGAAGCCGATCGACACCGCGATCGTGCTCCCGGCAAATTTGAATCTCTTACCGCCGCTCATGATGATGTTCCTTCAGTGGTTGGGGTCATGGCATCCCAGGCCAATGACGGTTGCCTTTTTGCAGGTTCAGGCGCTTCGGGATCACCTGAATATTATGTTCTACATGGAGACCACACACAGTCTTTCCGTTCAGAGGAGCGATATGGTCGACATGCCAGTCAATCCCTGTGGCGGCCTTTCGCAAGACTGCGAGATCATATGCTTCCTCCAAGAAAAACAGGTTCGCCCATGCGGGCGTGGCATTGATCTTCCTCGCTTTGTAGGCCTTGACATGCGCGTTCGTCCGCGCGCGATGTAGTTCTCGCCAAGCGCGATCTGCAGCCTTCTTCCGATCCGAATTCGCCGAGTTCCAATCGGCCACGCGCTTTTTAGCGCGAGCGGCGTTCGCCGGATGATCGTGATACCAACGCAGCGCATCGGCGCGATTTTTCTCTGCCATTCCAGGCAATGCGCGGCGTTGCGCGCTTCGCTGGCGCGCGCGGGCGCAGAGCTTTTCCCTATTTCGCTCGTGATATTCACGATTGAACTCTTTGATGCATGGAATGCATTCGCCAGGAAGCCCGTCGGCCGCGGACGACCTCGCACGGAAGGCCTCCAGCGGAAGAGAGAATTTGCATCGACAGCAGATCTTGGTGGAATTCATGAGTCGTTCGACGACTGCTGGAACCGGTAGGTCATCGTGGCGCGCTGCGTCCGCGTCTCGCCGTCGGGGGTCTCCTGGCCACCGCTTTCGCGCGCGCACGGCGGGTCCGTCGACTGCAGCGCGGTGATCACCTGCGCTTTGAGCGCGCGCATCGCGGGATAGGTCGTCGCGACCACGTCGACGAACACGATGACGTCGTCGGTATCCTCGTCGCCGGTACCGCAGAGCGTGGGCGACGGGTCGTTGATGACGATGGTGTAGCGAATGGCGGGCCAGGCCGGCAACGGGTCGCCCTGCGGGAACTCGTTCGGGTAGACGCGATCGCTGACGAGTCCGCGCAGCGCTGCGAAGATGGCCTGGGGAACGGACAGCGGGGCGGTCATGAATTCAGGCCTTTTTCGCGCTGTCGGCGATATCACCGCGCAGCGAAGTGGCCATTGCCTCCAGCGCCTCGCCCTTGCTGCTTTCGAAGCCCGGCGTCATGAACGGCGTCGGCGCCTCTTTCACGGTGCCCCACTCCTTCAGCGAAGCAATCCGCGATGCGTAGCCGTGGGCGGCCTTCCCGCGCACTGTGACAATGTGCTCCGAGGTGAGATCGGTCTCGCCGGGTGGGATGCGCTTGACGATCACGTTCCGGCTGATGTTGCCTGGGAAAACGAGTTCGCCGTCGACCGTATAGGGCTTGTCGGCGCGGGGATCGTTGACGGCGATGATCACGGCCTTTTTGACGACCTGCGCGGCAGCATTGGTGGCGCGACGCGCGACGCGCGCCTGCATGTCGGCGCCGAGCGTCTTCAGCGTTTGCCCCAACTGGCTGAGGCCCTGAACCTGAACGCTGCGTGTCGTGGCCATCGCTTACCCTTCGTTGACGCCAGCTTTGCAGAGCAGCACGACCTCGCGCTGGCCCATGTTCACCTGCGCGGGCGGCGCGGCGATGTTGTAGACGATCGGATTGTCGCGCGTTGGGAACCGACACCGCCATTTCGCCGACATGGCGTCGATGTGCGACGACCAGCGGATGGTGATCTTGACGTCGATCGCCGCCTGCACTTGGTCGCCGACCAGCGCTTCGCGGCCGCGGGAAGAGATGATCGGCGAGATCAGGGCCCAGACCGTTGCAACCCGAATCCATGTGATCAATTCTGCGCCGGTATCGTCCCGCGAGACATCCGGACGCTCGATGATGAGCCTCGCGTTGAGCTTGCCGGCGCGCATCGTGCTACGCCAGCGCCGTGTCGAGGCGGTAGGGTCGCGCCAGCGCCTGGGCGCCGAGGGGGATGCTCTCGAGGGCGACGTCGACGCTATCCTCGCGGTTCTCGTACAGATGGCCGAGCACCAGCAGCATCGCCTGCTTGAGCGGCTTCGGCAATGGCGGCAGGTTCGGCGAGTCGTCGGGCAAGCTGTAGCCGGCCGAATATCGCACCTTCACGGCCGCCATGCGGATCTGCGTGGGTGGCCAGGAGGCGCCCGCCGCCGGTAGCACGCGCGCCGGCTCCTCGTAGGAATCGAATTGCGCGTCGGTCATCACCTGGTCGACTCCCGCCGCGTCGGTGTAGTGGATGCTGTCCAGCCCGTTGACGGGACCGCCAAGCAGGCGGATCGGACGAGGATGGCGCACGTCGCCGGTATAGACGAGGCCGAGACGATGATCCGGATACCGGTGGTGACCGTGGTGCCGATGCGGAAAGGCATCAAGCCCCATCTCGAGCACGCGTGCGGTCATGCAACGTCCGGTGAATTTCTCGATCCACTCGCGCGCGGCGGTGATCTGGCCGAGGATCAGCGGGTCGTCGGGGTGCGCCGGCGGGCTATCGTAGACGTCCAGTCGCAGGTGCAGATGCGCCTCCTCGAGCGTGATCGGCTCGGCGGTCGGGGGGGTGATGACCTTGGGATTGCTCATGATGCACCTGTCGCATTGTAGGCAGCGGCCAGGGAGGCGCGCCATTCATCGGCCATTGGGGCGTCGGCGTGCGCGGCGAACGCCGGAATTCCCGCGGTGAAGTGCAGCAGTTTCGCATCCGGGTTCGTGCCATGCTCGTCGCACAACCAGTTCCACTCCTTCGGCAGCGAGCCGATGAATTCGTCCGGGATGAAGCGGAGCTGCAGCGTCGCGAGCGGATTCGCCTTCTCCAGGAATTCCGGCGTCACGTTGCGCCAGGCGAAGTGCTCGCAATTTACGAGCATCACACTGGCCCAATTTTTTCTGGAATAGTCGATGTTGTCGCACTCCATCGGCGTTCCGCGGTACTTGCGGTGATGCGCGGTTTGGTAGTCGTGCTTCACGACGCGCACGGCGTCCCGGTAGTGGATCAGGTCGAACAGATCGCCGAGGTCGGCCCTGCACAGCATGTCGGCGCCGTCGACGAAGACGGCCCAGCCACGGAAGCCGAGCATCCAGGGCACCAGGAAGCGGCGGAAGGTAAAAGCGTTCGAACCTTCCTTGACGTCACGCATGTTATTGCGCGTGATCGGCGTCAACGCCAGCGCTCCGGTCGAGTGCGCGATCGCCGAGCGAAGGAATGCCGTCGTTCCCGCTTCGACGCGTTCGTCGTGGCCGAAAAAGACGTGTTGCATCGTTTACCCTCAGCCGCGGCGGAGCGCCGGCACGAAGCGGGTCGTACGGCGTTCGATGCTGATCTCGGCGATGATCTCTTCGACGTCCGGAACGCCGTGGCCGGTCAGTTCCAGTATGAGCACGCCACGCGCCAGATCGAACTGGGCACCGCGCAGCATGAGCAGATCGCGGTCCGGGAAGAGTACCTGCAGCAGGACCTCCGCGGAGACTCGGAGTTTGGCCATGTCAGCTCCTTCGCGCGATGATGCGCATGTCGCGGTGCGCACGGCCGGCCGGGTGAAAGACCGTCGTGTGCTCTTCGACCCCACGGAAACCGTGCTGCTCGAGGAGCATGCGCAGCGTCTGTGGGGTCCAGCCCCACTTGTGCGACATGAACTCCGACTCGAGTCTCGGATCTCCAAAACATCCCCACATGCCGGACTGATCGGGATGCTTGCCCGCGCCGACGGTGCGGCCGCTGATGATGTTCTCGCAGCATTTCAACAGATTGGGCAACTCCAGGACGAGCAGTCCGTCCACGCGTAGTAGCCGCCGCCATTCGTCCAGGAGCGGATCGGCCTGCCATCTGTACACGTGCTCGAAGAAGTGGATTGCCATCACCTCGTCGGCGCAGCCGTCGGCGAGCGGCAGCGGATTGACGAGGCGTGCGCCATCGAACTGCATCGCCTCGACCAGCTCGGGATCGCGCGGCGCGTTCGGATCGCGCATGGCGTCGACGTTGAAATACCCGTCCAGCACTCGCGCGCCGCACCCGAAGTTGATTTTCATGCCAGTCCTTTCAGAAATTGCCATGCCTGCGGCGCTTCGGCGGCGCGCCACTGGAACCAGGCGAGGCGGTGCAGGAACTCGCGCCGGTTCGCCAAGTTGTATTCTCGCCCGTTAAGCCATGCCGCGGCGCCGTCCTCGGCTTCGAAAGGCACGCCGGCGACCACGGCCTCGGCGGCCACGTTCGAATGCCTGGCGACGACCAGGGAGGCGCCGCGGAGCAGATCGTCGATCGGCGTCGTCTCGTCGCGATCGCAGCGCAGGCGGCGGAACTCCTGGCCCGGCTTCGGCCGGTGGATGATGCGCCGGTCCGGGAAGCGGCGCTCGAGCTCCGCAAGCTTGTCCAGTTCCCAGTCCTCCGCCTCGAGGTAGATCCGCGACTTCGCGCCGAGCCCGACCAGGATGATGGGCCCGGCCGGGTCGGCGTCATCGCGCAGGGCGATTCCATGCTCTGCCCAGCGCGCGCCGCCGTCGTCTGGCGCGCGGTCCAGCAGATGCTGTGGGTGATCGCGGTCGATCGACACGCGGAGGAAGCCGTCAGGGCCCTTGCGTCGGCCGAAGTAGCCGAGATCGAACAGGATCGCGTGTGTTCCACGTGGAACGTGCGCCGCGCGGGCTGCTGCATGCGCCTCCGCGCCGACACCGAACAGCACCAGCCAATCGCTGCCGCCGCGGTAGGTCTCGGTGAGGATGACCTCATCGCCGGCGGCCCGCGCGGCCGCCTCGATCGCGTCGAGCATCGGCGCGGCGGTGGAGGAGCGCCGGCGCGCGCTCAGGATTTCGACAGTTGTTGCAGCCATGTGCCGTATTCGTTGGATACCGCCGGCAGCAGCGGCGCGGCGCGGTTCAGGGTGCAGGCCATGGATGCGCGCACCTTGTGAGGGGTCAGCGCGTCGAGCGCCGCGTTCATCTCGTCGAAGCTGTCTGCCCACTTCTCGGCGCCGCTGGCCGTCTCGGTGTAGCCGGCGGCGCGGTTCAGGATGCAGGGCGTGCCGGAGCCCTGCGCGTTGGCCAGCTTGACGCCTGATTTCCATTCCCGCGCGGCGTAGCCGGTGGCGTGCCGCAGCGCGACGACGATGTCGAGGTCGGCCAGCTGCGGCGGATTGACGACGAATTCCCAGCCCCGCGCCTTGCAAACGCGCTCCATTTCGGGCCGCCATGGGCCGAGGTAGGCAGGCGAGCCTTCGTAGCCGACGCGACGCACGCGCTCCCGGACCGGGTTTCTCTCCTGCTGCGGCCGCGCATGGTGGCGCAGGGCGATCAACGGCAGGCCGAACTCCTCGCAATCGATGGCCATCTGCTCGGTGGCGGCCACCAGCGCCGCCGGCCGGATCTCCGCGACCGTCTGCCGTAGCCACGCCAGACAGGCAGCGCGGTCCCAGTCGTTTCCATGCGGCTGCGGCCAGGCGTCGACGATGTCCCAGACGATGGGCACCCTGGCGGCGTGCAGGCGGTCGACGAGCCCTGCCGGCGGCCGCTTCACCAGAATTGCGAGATCACATGGCGGGATCTGATCCGGGGCCGGGCAGACGTTACCGTGCAGTGCGCCGCCGAGCTGCGCCCCTCTGATGGCCCAGCTGCCCGATGTGCCGCGGCCGGTGAACAGGATCTCAGGCATGCGCGGGCTCCAGGAGGTGGGCGAAGGCGTCGCCGCGTTCGATCTCCGGAAATGCCCATTGCGCCCATGCCAGGCTGCGGAACATTGCCAGGCGCGCGGCATCGTCGCGCAGCGGTGGCACCTGGCCGCGCAGGCGCAGCGGCACGGCGGCTTGGGCACCGATCCAGCGCGGGAAATCGTAGAACACCGGGACGCCCGCCATCAGCGCCGCGAGCGCGCCGGCGCTGTGCCAGGTGATGACCTCGCGCACGCCGACGAGGTCCGCCTCGAGCGAGATGGCCGGCTCGGTGGCGCCGGGGTGCTTGCGGATGCGGCCGCCGGTCAGGTGCGCAATGCGCTCGGCCCACCCTGGAGGTGATGCGATGCCGGGCTCGCCGATGCCGCGCTGCTCGAGCACCAGCACGTCGGTACCGCCCTCGCGCCACGGCGCCAGCGGCACCTGCAGGGCGTCCCAGCGCTCGCGCCCGGCCGGCATCCACTCGCCGGCGCCGACGTGGTGCCCGAGCGAGAGCGCGAACCACTTCTCGCCGCGCCAGGACTTCCCGAGATATCCGTTCTCCGCAACCAGGACGCGCGCGCCGGCGCCTTCGAACTGATGGGCGGTCTCATTGTTGCCGCCGCTGCGATTCCAGGTCAGCAAGACGTCGGCCGGCATCGGATCGCGGAGCTCGGTGACGACCTCGAATCCGACGGCCTGCAGACCGGTGCGGAATGCGGTCGCCCGGTAGTGCTCCGAGTTGCGAAGAAGTGAAAGCGCGCGCGGCCTGGAATTCATCCCTATCCTCTGTTGGTTCGTAGATTGTCGCGTCTAGAACATGCCGCTGGAAATCTTGATGCGCATTGGCGCGGCCGCGGTTGCCGATGATGGCGTCTGAGGCGTCCTGCCATCGAGCGACAACGTAATGTTGTCGAAGTCCATCCATTGCGTGGCGCCGGCGGCGTATTTGAGCTGGCCGATCTGGATCGTCGTCGCGCCGATGCTATCGGTACCGGTGATCGCGAGCGATGAGGTGCCGACCAATATGTAGTCGGCCTGCGCGTCGTAAACGCTCAGCGTTGACGTGCCGCCGCCGGGCTGGTGCGTGGTCTGAAGCCAGTACCAATGATCCTTGGCAATCGCGATGTCATTGCCGACGCCGGTGCCCCCGGTTGGCTGCCCATGCAGATGCATTGTCGGGGAAGCACCGTCGTTGACCTGGCCGAACTGGTAGTTGCCCGACGGATCAGACCTCAGTGCCAGGAAGTCGCGCGGACCATTGTCGATCTGCGCGCCATGCCAGCGCCAGTGCATACCGACCGCGATGTCCGCCGCCTGACCGGCCGCGAGCTGGATGCAGTTGTCCGCCGATTGCGTCGCGCGTAGGCCGCGCGTTCCCGATGCCGGCGCTGGAAATGATATGCCCTCGACGAGCAGATCTCGGTCTTGCGCATATCCGGCACCGGTTTCGATCGTCAGGCCCGGCGTTGCGCCTGCGGTCTGCGCGTCCGGGTTGGAGACGGTGAACCATCGATCGGAGAATGAACCAGCGATCGAAGCCGCGAGGATCGCGTCGGTAACGACCGTTCCCGCGCTCGATGCCTCGAAGTGCAGGAGCGAGTCGATGTAGTTCGCCGGCTTGCCTGTGAACGTCGTCGTGCCGGCGGCCATCTTGAAGGTGGCGAGGCAGATCGAGTTTCCGGACTGCGACGTTGGTACCGTGACCGTCGCCGAGACAGCCGTCGTAGCCGTGACACGCTTCATGGCGGTGGCGTTGCAAGGCTTGTCCGTGCCGGCGCCGAACAGCGCGCCTTCAGGCAGGAACGAATCGCTCCATGAGACCGGGATCGTTGGATATGACGCGTGCGGATAGCCATAGACGGCAATGCAGAGCTCGTTCGCCTGGCTCAGCGCGGCCGTGGCGCCGCTGGCCTGCGTCGTGCCGGATCCAGGCGTCGCGCTGGCCTGCTGGTCAAAGACCGATGCCGTGGCGAGCCCTGAAAATTCGTAGGCCCGCACCGCAACGTCCGCCGAGACCGACGGCACCAGCGCAATGGACGATGACTCACTGACGCCGGCGATCTTGAAGAAAATGTAGGTGCCGGTCGAATTGATCGCGCTCGAGGCCAATGAGTAACCCACCGGCGTCGCGATGAGGGCATTCGAGACCACTGTCAGGATGATCGTGTTCCCGGCCGTTGGCGTCAGCGGAAGGATGACGGCATGGATGATCGCCGCGGCCGCCGACCGGAATGCGTGCGACTGGATGAGCCTGAAATCGGCCATGCTGGTCAGCCGAAGGTCTTCAACAGCGTGCAGAGCCAGGCCGTATTAGCCTGATTGCGGACGCAAGACAGGTAATCGATCGCAGCCGCCGTCGTGGTTAGTACCTTGTCGGCGCCGGCCGGAAACAGATATTCGGTGTCAAAAGTGCAAGCGCGCGAACCGGGGCTATCCTGGACGATCTCGATGTTCAGGCCGCGGCTGCCGACTGGGTTGATCGCATTGGCGAGAGTGAAATCCTGCGCCGCCACTAGGCTGAAATTGTTCGATGCCGATGAGTCCGGCGTCACGGTCGAGCCCGGCGTCAGCGGCACCACCGCGACGGTCTGCGCCTTCGTGAAGGTCTGGGTGGCGTCCAACTGGGCGCCGCTGGGATTGCCGACGTCCACCGGCGCCCCGTCGGCGTAGAGCTGATCGATGAGGCTGTTGATCTCCAGGCGGACCAGCGTGTCGGCCCCGAATTCTGATTTCCGGAGCCGGAGCTGCGTCGACGCCAAGCTGATGTTTAGGCGGATCGACTTCAGGTACTCGAGCTTCGTCCAATCGCCGGAGCCGACGCGATATTCGATCGGGAACGACCCGACGCTCCGCAGCGTGAGCCAGGTCGAATCCGTCGGGTCGCTGACCAGCGTGCCGGCGCCGCCCCAGGCGCTCGTGACCGGGACCTCGACCCAGGCCGTGTCGCGCTCCATCTGAACTGGAACCATATTCTGCATTTTGGCCACTCCTCATTCGTTGATTGGCCGTGACCGGAGCGCGTTCTCCAGACTCGACATCGGGAAGCATGTCAATGCGCTTTTCGGGGTGCAATTGATGATCGCGATGTTGCGCTCCTCGGCCGCTTCGCGCAACGCGTCGAAATTCTCCACCCAGCGCCCATAGGTGCCCTCCGCAGTGTTGCGTAGCGGCTCCGCATGCAGGCCGTGCCAATGAGTGCCATGCATGTCGAAGCCGCAGAGCAGGATCCGTCGAGCGCCGGCGTGTATCGCGATATGGACCGCTTGGTAGCCGCTATGGCCGCCGGAGCGCACCGCGCCGGGATGAGGATCGAAGCCAGTGGGCCCGCTGCAGCGCAGCTTCAGCGTGCCGCGGACATCCTGCACCGTGACGCGGAGACCCTGGAATTGGGCTGCCTCGGGGTGCGCGTGCCACCAGGCGGCGTCGGCCGCATAGAGCATGTCCGCCCATGGCGCCAGTTGGAAAGTGTTGTTGACGACGATCGCCGGGAGTCCGGATGCGAACATCTCGGCGACTATCTGTTTCGACATGCTGGGGCCGCTGGCCAGCACCGCCACCGTCTTTCCGTCCCACATGCGGGGAACCGTCCATGCTTGCATGCGTTCTTCCGCCCCGAGCCTGGCTCAGGTCTTCGACCCGTCGAATCGGAGCTGCGTTAAGTCGCGGCCGTGGCGGCCGTCGGTACCGCGGTCGCCCTTGGTGCCCTTCTCACCATCCTTGCCGGCGCGACCCCTCTTAACGCACAGCGTCCAGTCCGGTTCGCTGGTCTGGGTGCCGGGCTTCGCTTTCGTCGGCCGCTTGCAATGCCAGATCGAGCCATCGTAGGTGACCATGTCGCCCAGTTCATACTCGCGCTCCGTCCAGACATCGTGATAGATCGGGGTCGGCATGCAGATCTTGGCCTCGCGAACCTTGCCGCTGGTGGTAGACGCGCGCAGCGTGAACCCGCGCTGGTCGCCCGCCGCCTCCGGCGTGAGCTCGTGAACGCCGTCGACGAAGCAGGCCCAACCGGCCTTTTCGATCGGCTCGCCTTCGATGGGTGGATCGGTCGCGCGGAAGGAACGGATGACGCCGCCGCGCCAGCGCGCGAATGTGCCGCGGGGGTAGGATCGCTCCTCGTCGATCATGTCGAGCACGTCGATCTGCAGCGCGTCCCGGCCGTCTTCGCCGTTCTTCCCATCCTTGCCATCGACACCGTCCCTCGGCACCGGGATCGCGCCAATGGCCACCGCCGCAGCCTTCGCTGCAGCATCGTCGATACGCGACTGCAGCAATGTATCGTCGACGTCCTTTCCATCGACGCCATCGATTCCGTCCTTGCCGTCGATGCCATCCTTGGGAACCGGGATCGATGCGACCGCTGCCGTCAGCGTCTTGTCGACGGCGGCGTCGACTTGACGCTGAAGCTCCAATTCGTCGACGCCCTTGCCGTCCAGACCATCCTTGCCGTCGATGCCGTCCTTCGGCATCGCGACCGCAGCCAGGGCCGCGGCGACCGCCTTCTCGACCGCGGCGTCGATCCTCAGTTCAACCGCGGCATCGATGCGCGCCTGCAGCGCCGCCTCGTCGACGTCCTTGCCGGGCGCGCCTTCGATGCCGCGCTCCCCGGGTTCGCCCGGATCTCCCCGCGGGCCAGGTTCGCCGCGCTCGCCCGGCAGGCCGACGGCGGGCTCGGCGTCCAGCCCACGCTCGCCCGGCTCACCGTGCGGGCCCGGCTCGCCACGCTCACCGGGTGCGCCACGCTCGCCCGGGGCGCCGGCGATCGGCGCGCGTTCTTCGACGACGACCAGGCGCTCAGCGAGACCGACCAGCCGGGGCTCGATTGCCTCGCCCAGCACGTGATCGACTCTGCCGACGATCATATCCGTCATGGCTTCGGCAGAAATCGGCGCCGGAACTTCCTGCAGGCGCTGCTCGATCGCTATGAAGCGCTCTTCGAATGCATCGCTGCCAATCGATTCGCCATCGACGCCGCGCAGAGATGCGATCCATTCCGGCTCGGTGCCCCGGTAGCCGGCGGCAACGGCAAGATCGTAGGCGCTCGCGCCCGGTACCCCGCGCTCTGCCTTTTCAGCAATCGCGCGTGCTGCATTGATTTGCGACTCGAGATGCTTGAACCGTTCGGAAAGCGATGCGGCCAATGCGCCGATCTGTTCCTTGACAACCGTAGCGACGCCTCGCATGACTGCCGTGATGTCTTCGCTTTTCATGCCGGCATTCCTTCCCAAATCTTGTTCGATTTCTTCAGGTTATCCGTCTTCGTGAGCACCTGAAGATTGCCCTCCCAATGAAGACCACAAACCGACTTCCCCTGCAGAGGGACGATGTGATCAACTTCATGGCGAATGCCAGTTTCTTCTGTGAGCTTCGCCGCCAGGGTGTAGAAGTCATCGATCAATTTCGCATTCCCCCAGGGTACCGTAGCCTTCAGTTTGCGCGCTTTTCGCGCCGCCATCGCAGCGATTCTCTTTTCAGAATTGGCTCTGGCCCATTCTGCGTATCTTGCGGCCTCGGATTCCTTGTTCTCCGCGTACCAAGCGGCGTTGTAGGCTGCTTTGCGTTCCCGGTTATTCAGATACCACTCGCTGGCAGCTTCGGGATGGAGTTTCCGCCATGCGGCGAGATATTCCAACCTTTTAGCGCGGCAAGGGGCGTCATATGCAGCGCGGCATTGGCGACATTGGGTTTTGCAACTCGGGAAGAAGTCTGCCAAGGTCTTTTCGACCTCGCATTGACGGCACTGGATTTCGGCGGAGGTCATAAAACTTCGACGACTGCGAGTTCTTTACGCAGTTGGTCAGCGACCATGAGCTCGAGCAAAAATGATTTCGCAGCGGGGTCGACTCCGTCATCATTCGCTGGTGTGGGGGGCGGCGAATTTGTTGATCCAGACGCGCCAGCAGCAGCCTTCGAGAATGGCTTGTCTTTATCTCGCTCATCCAATGCGGCCAAGCTGTATTGCTGCTGCTGCATGTAGGGCGTCGCGCCGCCGGGAACCGGGCCGAGGTTGATCTTCTGGCGGGCCTCGTTCGGCGCCATGATGCCGGTCGTCACGACCTTGCCGAGCGATTCGTACAGGGTCGCGGTGTCCATGCGGAGCAGGCCGTCGAGGTCGAATTCCGTGCCCATTCCGCTGGAAATCTCGAGGCCCTCGTCCAGTAGGATCTCGATGCTTTCGATGAGGGGCTGCAACGCTCCCGAGTAGTACTGCTGCTCAAGCGCCTCGACGTTGTTGTTCGTCGGGATCGGGCCGACGCCGATCTTGTAGCCCGGCACGCCGAAGGCGCGGGCAACGTCCTCGCCGGTCCATTTCAGTTGTTCGATCAGTTGCGCGTCGTCGGCATTGATCGTCATCGCCTCGTAGGTCAGGCCGTCACCGAGGACGGCCATGCGCCCGATATTCGAGCCCGAGAAGTTCTCCTCCCATTCGCGCTTCAGGCGGCCGGCCGTCTCATCGGTGATGGTGCTGGGCGCGGTGAGCATGCCGGAGGGCCGGCTCATGTTCTCGAAGAACTTGGCGCTGTTGCCCTGGATACGATTGCCCTGCGTGGCCGCGGCGCCGCAGGCGAAGATCGGAGAGACGCCGACCAGTGGGTGGAACAGTGTCATGCCGCGGTCATGGATGATCTCGCTCGCCGGCACCGTGGCGCCGAGCGGCTTCTCTGCGAGCAGGTCCGCGCCGAGCCGGTAGTAGACCGAACCGTCTGGCGCGATGAGAGGCGTCACGAGGCGAGGATGCAGCACGTGCAGCTCGGTCACCATGCCGCGGGCGTCTTTGCGGATCTTGAGCACGTAGGTGTTGCCGTAGACCAGTTTCGAAATGACCCATGCGGCCATGAACTGAATGCGGGTCTGGTAGCTGTTCGGCTTGCGCAACGTCGTCCAGAAGGGCGATTGCGCAGTGACCTCATCCCAGATCCCGCCGTCCTGTTGCACGAGCTTGACGCGCAACTTCGAGATGTCGGAGGTGATGCGCGAGATGCACGCGAAGACGGCGGCGAAGGCGAGCACCGACTCGTGGCCGTCGACGGTGACGCCCCGCTGCCAGGCGCCGGAGATCGTCTCGCGAAGCCATCCCCAGCCGCCCGAGGTGATAGGCATCCCGGTTCCGGCCGGGACGGCGCCCTTGGCGCGCCAGCTGATCTCCAGACCGAAGATCCGCATTTAGGCCGCCGTGGCACTGCCGGATTCACCGGCGCCAGGACCATCGCTGGCGTCTTCGCAGGTACCGGCCGTGCCATCCGGCGCACCGTCGGGATTCGATTCGAAATCGCTGATCTGCATGGCGCCCGCGGGCGCCGATCGCGAACTTGCCGAATTGCTTGATTTGGCAAGTTCCGCCTTCGAAGGGCGGCCCGGCCCGCGGCGCAGCGCGGCAGCGGGGGGCGCCGCCGGCGCAGCCAGCGCGGCCTGTTCCGGATCGCGCGCATGGCCGCTGCGGATCAGATATCGCGCGTCGGTCTCCGTCGCGAAGACCTCGGCGCCGGTGATCACGTTCTGGCCGTCGTGGCGCATGTCCCGGAGCGCCAGGAGGCGGCGGGTCTGGTAGCTGTGCTTCATGGGGACGATCTCCAGGTGAAGAAATGGCCGGTGCGGCCTGAGCTCCGCACCGGCCTCGGGGGCTCGCGCCCCGCGGGCTCAACGATCAGGAGCCGTAGCGCTGGGCAGCCTCGATGTATTGCACCGCCGCCGAGCGACGCTTCGCCCAGTTGATCCAGCGATCGCACTTCAGGCCGACCATGCCGTTCTGCCACAGGCTGACCAGCGACTGCGCGCCGGCGCTCGGCGCGTCGTTCATCTGCACCGAGGCTTCCGTGCTCATGTCCAGGAGCATCTGGCCGTCGTCGGCCAGCAGCACTTCGTTCTGCACGACAAGGAACAGTTGCTGCTCGCCCGGCGAACCGCTGGAGACGATGCTGTTGGACGTGATCGCCGGCAAGCCCTTGAACGTACCGCCCATGACGCCGAGGTCCGGGAATGCGAGATCGCCGAAGGCGGTGCGGATCGTGCCGAGCTGGATGGCCAGCGAAGGCGACATCAGCCAGATCGCCGACGAGAGCGAGATTTCCGCGCTCGCCACCTGCGACAGCAGGTAGGCCACGTCCTGGTCGATCGCCGCGAGCGTTGCGCCGCTCGCCTGCCTCGAGGTCACGCCATTCGAGATCGAAGCCGGCGAGACATTGGCGACGCCCGCATAGCTCGGATCGATGAAGCGCTTGTCGAGGTAAGCCGCGATGCCCGCCGCCAGATCGTTGCGCACCAGGCTCTCGGCCGCCGGGTTGCTCATCATTACCAGTTCCTGCGTCAGGACGGCGATCGTCGAGGCCTTCGCCCAAGTGAGCGTCAGCGCGTCGAACGAAGCCTTGTTGACCGGCGTCGGCAGGCCTTCACCCACGAAGGTGCCCGAGGTGCCGGCCGTCTGGCGCGGGATCCGGATGTTGAACGGCACGTGGCGCAGTGCAGGCAGCCGGCCGATGATGGTCATCGGGCGCAGGAACTCGATGAACTCGGTCACCATGTTCTGCGCGTAGACCAGCGGGCCCGCCCAGGTGGCGTCCGATGTCGTGCCGGCGGCGACGGCCGTCTTCATGAGCGCATCGACCGAGCCGTGCTTCACAATCTGGTCGATGAAGAGCGCGACTTCCGGCGTGGAGTCATTCCATTGCTTGGCGATCTCGGCTGCATGCATGATATTGCCCTTCGCGCGGCCCAACGCAATGGCGTAGCGCGACATGGCGATGCCCTTCTCGACGTTGCGGCGGACGCTGATGACGCCGCCGCGCAGCTGGACTCCGTCGGTCTCCCCGACTTCGCGTTGCTGGCCGGAGCCGATCACGGGCGCGGCGCGGGCAACCATGCTGGCTTCATGCGCCGTCAGACGCACGACGTGGTCGTCGATTTCCTTGATCTCCGAAACGAGCTCGTCGTATTCGGTCTTCTCGGCGGCGTCGAGCGTGGTGCCTTCGGCGCTGCTCTTCTCCATGATGGCGTCCTGGCGTTGCTGGGCGACGAGGCGCTTCGCGCGGAAGGCGGCAATTTGTTCAGCGATTTTCACGGGGATTCCTTTCGATGGTTGATTTCCCGTGGCGCCGGGTCGTGGGGTGGCAGATCGCTGGCTGGCGGGCTGCCCGAGACGAACGACCCGGACACCTGCGCCTGACGCGGCGCGGCGGTGCTCCATATCGATCGACTTGATGCTGGTTATCGAGGCGTCCTGGTTGGCGGCGATCGTGACGCACGACAGCTCGAGCCAGTTCCAGGCCAGGTACTTGATGCCGTACGAACCCTCGATGCGAGCGTATTCGATGGCGTTGAAGCCGATCGACAGGCCGCGGACGAGCTTCGCCTTGAGCATCTGCCAGTATTTGTTGAGGCAGTCCTGCAGGGGGCCTGGCTCCTGCTCATTGTGCACTTCGCAGTCGACCTCAATGCCCTTCGCCGTGACGCGCGCGGCCGTGACCCAGCCGATCGGATCACTCGAGTCATGCTGCCAAAGTAGACATAGAGGCAACGAGTAGACGGCGCCAGTCGGGACGACGATATCGTCCATCAGGTCGGTAGATGGAGTGGAGGCGATACCGGTGAAGGTTCGTTTTCCACCCTCCTCAGAGATTGCCTTCACCTCAAAGGTGCAGTAAGCCCGCTTCAGATTCTTTTCACTCATGGCGTGCAAACTCCTGATGGAACTCTTTCCGCGCGGCGCGCACGGTCGCGTCAGCTTCGGCGAGCGTGACGAAAAGGCCGAGATGTCTTTCCACGCCGCGGATTTTCACACGAGCGCGGAATTTTCCGGTAGCCCGATGTAGTCCGACGCCTTTGGCACCGGAGGCATTGTCCGAACGGATCTTCTGGTTGCACTGATTCTGCGAAACCGTGCAGGCCCGCAGGTTCTCCTCGCGGCAATCCCAGTTTGAGCGATTCTTGTGATCAACGTCAGGGCGATCCGCAGTCGGCCGGCAGATGAGCCTATGCAGATAGACATGGCGCATCTTGCCGCCTTGCTCTTTGCCTTCGCGCCATCTCGCATCGGCATAGCCGTGCTCGTGCAGCCCCCAGCAATGCCCCTCTGCGAGCGCCCGATTGCAGGTATCGATCAGAAACGCGCCGCCATCCTCGCTCTCGATGAGAGTCAAGCCCGTCCCGACGATGTCGGTATAGACGTTCGAGTTGGGCATGGGCATCGAAGTGATCCTGGGCGTGAGCGCCAGGCATCAGCATGGCGTGTGGAAAGGGTCAACAGGGGCTCCGGGCGCGGTACCTGGTGCTTCGAATCAGAGAAAAAAGGCTTGGTACTTTCGCTTGCGCGGTTTGGGGTTCATCCCCATCAGCGCAACCGAATCGAATAGGGCCATCAGCGGGTCGATCTTCGCGCGTCCTGAGCCTTGCTTCGTGATCATCACCGCATTACCGCGCGGCTCACTCTTCGCGTTTCCGACCGTCCAGGCCATCATTCTAGACCCGGCATGGTGGAATTCACCAGACGCGAGCTTCCGTTCCATCGTCAGGATCGCCCCCTGAAGCTTCCAGCCTTGCGGGATACCGACGATTCGCTCGGGTGCGAAACCGCGGCCCGTGATCGCGTCCACAAGGGAGCCGATACCCGCCTGGTCGACACCGATGTTGTCCAGGAGCCCGGATTTCTCGCATTCCTCGACGACGTCGGCGACGCCAGTCATATCCTCCCCGATGTCTTTGACGATGGTCAGGTCGCCGTCGGATTCGAAGTCGCGATAGAGCGCGGAATTGCTTTTGTGGCGCTCGAAGACGATTGGGTGCGCCCAGGCGTGGCCCCAGTGAAGCCAATCAGCTTTGTCGCTCTCGCGCCCGAGCACCGATAGGCCCAACAGGTCGTTGAGGCCGCCACCATCGATGCCGATCGTGATGACCTCGGATCGCTCGAGCACGTTCTTCAGCGTGAGGCCGCCCTTGGCGGTCGACTTCACCCAGAAGTCGATGCCCTCCCAGCGGTCGGAGTGCAGCGCGATCCCCATCTCGATGTTCAAGTGCTGGGAGCTCCACGCGGCGAGTTCCTCCTTCGACGTAGCCTCGGCGACCTTATACTCCTCGACCAGGCGCGGAATCGAGATAGAGCGGCCGATGTTCGGCGTCACCATGTGCCAGTGCGCCGGATCACGCCATTCGTCGGACCGCTGCATCTTCTCCGGGAACTCGTAGAGGATCGGCAACATCGCGCCCTCGCGTGTTCCGTCGCGGATGGCACGCGCCTTCTGCAGCTCCGAATGGAAGATGCCCGTCGGCGGCTCCTCGCTCTGCGTCGTGATGAAGGCGAGGAAGGCCTCGGGGAACGGCAACATACCGCCGCGCAGTTGCCGGATCGCGCTGGGCGACTTGGCCATCTTGCCGACCACATGCAGCTCGTCGATCAGCGCGCCGGCGACCTTCTGGCCCGTCAGGATGCCGGGATCGAAGGTCATGATCTCGAGTTCGGCCTTCGTCTGCCGATGCACGATGGTCTTTTTGTGCTCCCGCACCCAGAGCTTCTTCTCCAGCACCGGGTCGAGGGCGATCGCGCCGGCGACGGCCGCGAAAGCGAGTTCAGCCACGTCCTGATAGGGCGCCGTCATGATGAACGCGCCGCGCGGCCGCTTGTTTAGCAGTAGCGCCACCAGCATCAGCAGCGCGCCCTGCGACGTATTGTGGGTCGGGATGAGCGACCTGCTAATCAGGAACTGTTTCGACTCGCTGGCCACAGAAATGCACTGCGTGGGCACGCTCTCGACCGGCGTCACCGAGACTATCTGACGAGTGGTGGATCGGGCGCTATTCCGAGCAATGCTCGCGCGTTGACGCCCCAGTTTCCTCGGCAACGTGAACACCGAAATGGAGTCGAATGGCCAGAACCTGACAGTCCAGCACGGCCCGCAATCCTTTCCGCGGAGCATCGCGCGCTGCTCTCCGACCGTTGCCTTCATCCCAAATGAGTTCACGAGCTCAATCACGTCGTCTTTCAACGCCTGTGTCGTCGTGGAATAGCTTGCCTGGCCTCCTTTCGCTATCGTCCCATCGGTGTCCATCAGCCCGCGCAGAAGCTCCAGTCGTTGTTGATGCGATGCACGGAGGTAGCGCCGTGGGATGTGCTTGTTTCCAAGCACGCCGAGTTCGACCGCGGCAGTCCTGAAGCGGTAGGGCAGCTTGGCATTTCTAGGTCCATCGTGAGCGATCGAAATTCGCGCTACACCAGAACGCTTGTCGAATCCCTTGATGACGGCAGGATGGCCGGCCGCTTGCAACTGCGACACCATGTGATGAGCGTCGATCGCACCGGCGGATATCACGGCGCCCCAGGTATGACCGTCGCCAAGCCAGGCGCCAAGCACATAGGGCGGGATCGACAATTTCGCCTCCGGCAGCTTCAGCGGTCCAGGGAGCGACGTTCTGTGATTGTTGATCGTGTAACGCCCCGATGGCACCTTCAAGCTGCGTGCGATTTCGGCTGTCGTCTTCACCGAGGGGGCCGGCGTGCGCCGCAGCTGGCGCTCCTGAAGATCCCGGTCACGATGGGCGTCGGTGATCCAGAGATGCCCAGCATCACAAACCACGCGCTCGCCCGTGCTGAATTCCACCTCGAAGCATTCATGGTCGACGAACACTTCGCTCTTTGCGAGCACCTTCGTGGGCACGCCGTTCAGGTCAATCACAAGGTCGCCGATCGCAAGGTCACCCATCGCGGTGAACCCCTCGGGGGTCGCGATGAGCGTGTCCAACGCAAGAGCCTTCGCAGACTTCTTCGGCGTCAGCAGGAACACCTCGCGGATCATTCGGATGCCGGTCGCTCGGTCGAGCGATCCGAACAATGCCCGGATGATGTCGCGGAACCAGTCCCCGCCTGCCTCGGCCATCGTTGGCGTTCCCTGAACGTCGGCCAGGCGCAGCCGATTGAACGCGGCGACCGCGCGATCTCCCTCGACGAGATCCAGCGGCAGGTCCGGAACCAGGCTGCGGCCCTCGCGGAGCCTCTCCTCCCAGTCCGGACAGCTTAGATCCCAGCTCACTGCAAGATGCCCTCCCAGCCGGTATCCTTGGCGGCGTCGACGGCGTCGAGGTTAGCCTGTTGCTTCTTGCCGACCGGCTCTTCCTTCTCGGGTTTCGGCTCCAGCGTCGGCATTGGCAGCGGCGGCGCGGCGGATGCCGGCTCGAGCAGGAGGTATGCCTTCGCCGCGGCGACATTGCCCCGCTTCGCCGCGGCATGCATCGCGCGGATCACCTCGAGGCGTTTCGCATGCGCGCCCGTCGAGAGTTCGACCTCGAAGTGCTTGTGCAGGGTTTCCCGGGTGATTCCGAGACCCATCGCGATCTCGTTGAGTGGCATTCCGCCGCCGGCCGCGATGGCAACGGTGGCACGTTGATGAGGGGTCGGTTTGAATGCGGGGCGGCCGCGCGGGCGCTTTTCCATGATCAACCGTTCGAATTTTTCGACGTTTCAGAGAATTTCATTTCAAAAACTCCGAACGACGGGGAAAAAAACCTCTCCGGCAG